TGCCTGAACCTGTTGGTGATAGTAATAAAGTTCTATTATTTTCAATTACGTGTTTAATGCCTTTTATTTGGTAATCTCTTAGCTGAAATGGCAACTTCAAATTATTAATAAATGTATTGAATTTGTACAAATTGACTTCGATATTTGAATCCGATTCATACTCAAGTGTGTAATCACGTTCCTTGCAGAACTGTTTAAGGTAGTTCAAAAGACCTATCGGTAAAGTGCAGTCCATCATATTGTAGAGACGAACATAACCATCCCACAATCTATTTTTGTAAGATGGTGTGAATTGAAATCCTTCTTGTCGGAATTTAAAATAGTCGGATAGCTCTTGGTGTATGTACCCTTCAGTACGTAACCTAAAAAATACTTCATCAATTTTTTCGAGTTGTATTTTAGCCATATGCTATATTTATAGCATATATTGGAAGCTAACTTCCTTGGCTAAACTTGATGAATTCTATGGCGTTTCTTATATTCCAGGTTCTTTGTTTTAAGTTATCCAGAATTGAATGTAAGAAATCTATTTTTTCTTTTTGATATGCAATCTTTTGATTGGATTCTATAATTTTTTTGTCTGACTGTAAATACACATCGATGTCAGATTTTAATACTCTTTTGTCGAAGCTATCTAGTCCCAGTTCTCTTAATTCTTCAGGAGAAATTTTTCCATTGTAGTATTCCCATCGAACTTTATAAAGAAGCGAATGATCACTTTCCATCTTCTTTAGTAGAAGTTTTTCTCTAGTGTATATTTTATAATATTTGTTATGTAATTCTGGAATCTTTAGACTTTCGGTGGCCAGATCGGAACGATCAACCTTACAATCATTACTCCATAATTCTTCAATTTTGTCTATTTCCATATTTTTATAGATCATCAGATATTGTATAGTAACTATATCTGAAAGATACTACGGATGTCAAGAGAATAGTTTCGGAATTTGATGCATCAATATCAATACCTGATAAGCTAATAGGAAATGCGTCCACAAAAGTGTATCGTAAAAGTGGATTACCCTGACTACTGGAAATTATTAAATCTATATTTGAGTAAATATTTCCTTGTCCAAATGGCCTTTGTAATGGATATGTTTGTCCAGTGATATCCTTATCTAATCCTGATTTAAGTTTTACATACTGTTCAAAGTTTTGAGGAAAATTTAATCCGTGTATCCACATGTAAAAGTCGTACCAGTTTTTTAGACCCTCTTGTACTAAAAAGGTCATTTCTAGATTTGAATATTCTAAACTAGTGCCTGGCAATTGTATGGCATTGAATAAGTTTTCTTGTGTTACTACGCCAGAAACTATTTCTGGGATATTTACTTTTTGAATGAAGAATGAGCTTTCTTGCAATCTTGGAATGACAACAGCAAATGTCAATCCGTTTTGAAAGTTTTTAGTTGTTAGACTGCCTCTCATATATTTTTTATTTTATAATATTATCTGTGTCAATTATTTATGCACAAAAAAAAAAATGAGAGCAGTATTTCTACCGCTCTCATTTACTAATCACTCGATAATCAGGATATTACAGAGAAGTAATAGCCATCTTACGGAAGAACTCGTTAGAGTTAGCAACGATACTACCGTTACTATTACCAGCAAAGTTGCTAAATGGATGAGCAACGATACCATAACGAGTCTTGAACGCAATCTTTGGTTGGAATTGGTTCTGATCCACAGCCCTCATCATTTGGAGAGGAACATAAGGACAGTAGAACAATCCAGCATCATAAGGATTTGCACCCTTATAACCAACAACCAAGAAGTTTGAACCTACAACATAAGGATCAATATAAACCTTGAAACGTCCATTGAGAACACCAACAAAAGTATCACCAGTGTCATCAACGTTCAGGTTATCTTTGAGGTTTGTACCATAGTCAAGAAGTCCAGCGGACGAAAGAGCCGAAGCAACGTCCGAAGTACAAACGATCCAGTTACCACGACCACGACGAGTTCTCTTGGCAATTGTGTTTGCTTCTTTTTCAAGATGGAACATCAAACCTTTGAACTTTTCAACTAACCAACGACCATCGGTGTCATTGTCAAGATCAATAGTTCCAGGAACTGAAGTATAAGTAGCACCAGGAACGGCCGATACGTAAATGGTACGGATGAATTCACGGTTGATTTCAGCAAGAATTTCACCAGAAAGAATGTTTGCCAATTCGCTTTCGGCATCCAATCCATGAACCGCACGAAGATCATCCGCAAGTTCTGTGGTGTATTCAGCTTTAAGAGCACGAGTCTTAGCTTCCACTGTGAGCTTATCAATGCTGAAAGCCATTTGTGGAATTATGTTATCTTCACCCTGTGCTGTTGGCATCGCAGTACCAACATCTGCCATTGTGATGGCCAGAGGATCAAGAGTTGCATTATGTGTTCCAGTACCCGAGAAATCTGTGTCTGCTTCAAAGTGAAGTGCTTCGGAACCCCCTTGTGTACTATACTTGCTTTTAAGCGCAAATATCAGTCCTGTAGGTGCGTTCATTGGCTGAACACCAGCAACATCGAATGCCATAAGACGTGGAAGAACACGACGAACGAGAGAAATAAGAACAGGATCATAACCCTTCAAGTTAGGGTTAGCGTTTGGAAACCCGCCAGTTGAGTTTGCCGCTGGAGCCTCATTCAACATTCTGGCTTCATTCAATGCACCCTCGGAGGAATAACCACCGTTGACCAATTTCTTGTTTTCGGTCGCTTGGTTCTCAAGAACAACCGACATGGCCATTCTCTTGTAGCGATCTTTGACAGGAATCACTCCCGATTCGTTGAGGTCGAGAACCCTCTCCCACTTTTTCATCAGCTTGGGAATGCTGACTTGTGTACTCAAAATCATTTTTTCTTAACTCCTAAGTTATTTTTAAGTTAATTCATACAAATTATTTATAAATTTCTTTTTTTGAAAGCATCAATATATTGTTCGACCTCATAATTTGACTCGCCAGTTTGTTCTGTCAAGTTCATGCCACTGGTTATCATTCTTTTATTTGCAGTTTTGTTTCCACCCTTTGCAAAAAACGACTTTTTAATTGTTAGAACTTTTTCTGCAAAATCCTTTTTATTTGTAAAGGCCAAATTTTCCGTTAAGGACACTAATCTTTCGCTATCGGAAGATGTCAAACCTTCACAAGCCTTTTTGACGATTAAACTCTTTGAAGTTTCTTTTAGAGCCTTTGTCAAATGAATATTCTTTTTGGTTTGTTCATTCAATCTATTTTCCAATTCTTTGGTTCTCTTAGTAAGACCTTTTACAAGATCTTTCTTGTTCTTTGGAACTTCAACGTAATGCTTTTCAAAGAGATCTTTCATTCCTGACATAAAGTTTTCTGCAATTCTCGATTCAATTGAACGATCAACAGCTACTTTATTTTCCTTTAACCATTCCGAAACTGCATAATCCAGATATGAAGAAAGTTTATTAACAATCCTATCTTCTTTTAACTTGCTCTGCTTTTTGTATGCAATTTTATACGCTTCTCTGATCTTTTCTCTTTCCGATGCAATTTTTTCTCTGACAACAGCTTCAAAAATTGTGGCGGTCTTTCTCTTAAATCCTTCGGAAAGTTTTTGACCCTTGAATAGAGTGTTTAGACTTTCATGCATTTCTTTCTTTTCATCTTCTTCGGAACCGTATGCTTCCTTCATTTCTTCTTCGTCTTCGTGACTAGATTCATGCATTTCTTTCTTTTCATCTTCTTCGGAGCCATATGCTTCCTTCATTTCTTCTTCGCCCTCTTCCTCTTCTTCCTTTTCCTCTTCGGACTCTTCTTTTAAGGATTTGAATTTCTTATTGCGCTTCTTAATGGACGTGAGAGCTTCGTTGACGAATTTTTCCATATCTTCTTCGTCTTCTTCGTCTTCCTTTTCCTCTTCTTCTTTAAGTCCTGGAACTTCCGGATCGGGCAATATCTGATCACTGCCAAGATCTAAATCTGCTTCGTCTCTTTCTTCCTCGCCGCCGATTAAAGCCAAAAGTTCTTCATCAGGAACTTCATCCATAAAACCTAGATTGTGTACGGGAAGTTTTTCGTTATAATCAGAAACGGAAAAGTCTTCTTCCAGATCTTCGTCCTCTTCCTCTTCGTCTTCTTTTTCTTCCTCTTCTTCGGAGAGCTTGGACATCTCTTCTTCGTCTTCTTCCTCAGAAAGTTCATCCTTCTCCATATCTTCTTCCTCTTCTTCCATAAAAGAAGATAGTTCACCTTCAGGCACTTCCTTTTTATAGCCCAAATCATGAACTGGTAAAGAAATTGCTTCTTGTATCAGTTTGTTCAATTTGCTAGACATATTCTAATCTCCTAAACTTGGAAAATATATTCTTCATATATTTAGTAAAAAATTATTCTTCACGAACTCTTAAAAATAAATCTTCTTCTAATCTAGAGCCATCATCAAAATTCGCTAAGATTGTTATCTTATATTCATAATCGGATATACCACCATACAAACGAAATCTAACGATTTGACCGCAACTACAATTATCAGGATCACTCAAAACAACACCTGTACTAGATCTAAGAATTTGTGTTGTTGCGACACTTTGATCATTAGGTATCTTTCTGGGCCATTTAATGGCACTAGCTGTAGCGGAAACCAAATTCATTGACGCAAGTGGTGTTGCGTTACTGAAGTCAATATCAATATCAAACTCCTCTGAAGGTTGTTTTTGTAAATTTAATCTTCTGTCTACTGCCATATTAGACTCTATATTGTTTTGTTCAGTTTATTATGTTAATATAAAAGAAAGTCTAGTATATTTATCACTATGGATTTTTTATGAAAAAAATACTAATAATTGCTATGTTATTAATCTGCAATTTGGCATATGCAAAACCTCAGTATAGAGGATTTATGTTAGGAGATACGAGTTTACAAAGTTTATCCGATGCTAAAGCATTGGGCGTTAATATATTCAGACATCAGATTTTCGTTTCTCATATGAATGAACAAAACAAAGAATCTGTAATGAATGATGTATTCACGGTTTTAGATCCAATAGTAAATTTTTGTTTGACTAATAATGTGAAATTGGTAATTGATTTACATCAACCACCTGGAGGCATGAAACAAATCTCTCACAACAGATCCGATTCGGCGCATTTTTGGGACAGGAAACTTCAAAATTTAGTTATTTTCTTTTGGAAAAGAATATCAGAAAGATATAGTAATAATTCCGTATTATATGGATATGATTTGTTAAATGAACCGGCATACCGATTGCAGCAGTGTAAAAATTGTTATACGCTGAACGGATTATATGTAAAACTAAAAAAGGAAATTCGTAAATTTGACACACAAACTGATATAATTTTAGAACCATCATTTGGCAAAAGTTCTACTCTAAAGTTTTTAAAACCATTAAAGGATGATAGAGTAATCTATAGCATACATTGGTACTCGCCAATGAAAATAACACACCAAACACTTTTTAATTTTTCAGAACTGATTGAATATCCAAATAAAGAATACAATAAAAATGTATTAAAATCTGAAATGAGAACGGCAATAAATTTTCAGAAAAGATATAACGCCAGAATGTATATCGGCGAGTTTAGTTGTATTCGGTGGGCAAAGAATTCTTCCGCAAAATTTTACATTAGGGATGTAATATCAATCTTTGAAAAATTAGGATGGGATTGGTCTTATCACGCTTGGCGTGAATATGATGGCTGGTCGCCAGAACACAATTCTGATATGAATGACAAAGGTTGGAAATCGACAACGCCAGTATTGGAAATACTAAAAAAGCATTTTTCGCTGAACTAATAAATCGTCCACAGAATATACTGTGGACGAAGTATTACAACTTAAATATCTTATTGCTTCCGTTGTCCCATTGTACTGTAATATCGCCACCATTTGGCGTAACTGGAAGTCCTGAAGCTACGTCAATATATGCTATCAGTCTCGATGAAGCCTCTACACCAGTATCCTGCCATATTACCAAGGCCTCGGAAACATCTCCCCTAACTGAAGTGAATAGAACATCAGCAGCATCAGCAACACCAGAAGCGGCCGTCTTCGATGATAAATTACCAGAAGATGCGACTCTAGCCGCTAAAGGAACTGAACTGTAAAATTGATCAGTGCTTAGGTTTGCGGTATAATCATTGGTATCGACGAGAGTGACTTTTATATTATCATTCAGCCAATCTATATCACCAGTTAAAAAGGCTTCTCTACCTTTGTCGTAAAGTGCATTTGCCATATTATTTAATCCTTATAGAAAATTTAATAAAAAAATTGCTCAGAGAATTTCATTCTCTATATTTATACTCAATAAAATTGACTATTCCGATACCAATTCGGCATCAACTAGAGTTTTGAATTGTTGAATGTTTACAAAAATTTTTTCCGATACGTCATTCTTAAAGTAACCTTCATTACATTCAGAACAAAAATCACCTTCTACATTCTTAATTGTGGCAGTTTCATTTTTGTATGTATAATACAAATCTCGACAGTCACGAATTAATTCACCATTTGAACACGCAAAACATTTCATCTTCTGTACCTATAAACAATAAATTTGTAATTTCTCTTTTGTATTCTGACAATTTCTCTTGGTTTCACACCATGATTTACTATCATGTGTTGACCTATTGCTTCCTGACTCGGTATTGATGTGCCAGGTTCAATTTCCATTTGAACGGATGGAACACCAAAGAACTCCTGAGAATATATCAAATCTTTTTTACAGTCAAATAAATCATTATCGCCAAAAAAAGATTCTTCGGTTGGAATGCCAAATGCGGATATTAATTTTGGTTGTGGTATTATATCGGGGTCGCCTAGACTTTCTTCTGATTCTATTTCTAGAATTATTAGATAGGTCTCGCCACTTAAATCTAAATGTGGAAATATTGTACTATTATTAATTTCTGGAAAGACTTCAGAAACAAACAATAGTTTAAATGAAGGTACTTGAGTTGTAGATAATATTTGTTCACTCATCCTTCGTAATCCTCACTCAAATGCGACTTAATGATATTTATCGCATAATATTACATTAAATTATTTTAAAGATTTTAGGAATTTTTCAAAAGCCTTTATCGCCAAATCTTCTCTAATTGATTTTTTCACTATTGGTTTTGTTATTTGTTGTTTAATTTTTTGCAATTCTCTTTCTACGATTTTGCCATTATTCCAAACCCATTCTTTTCCTTCTAGTATTCCTTCAACAAACGCATCAGGAGCACTAGGATCTGCAACGACATCAACTGTGGCCAAATAATAATCGTCTTGAACTTCTTGTAAATTATTATCTATTTCTTTTAAACTACCCATACCACGAGAAGAGACACCCAACTGAACTCCTTCATCGATGAAGGCTTTAACTATTTTTCCAGTTGGTGTGTCTAAAATTTTAGCTCTGCCAATAAAATTGCTACCATCTTCTCGTATGGATGTAATCATATGAGAAACACGATCAAGATTAATCGTAGGTGTTTCAGGATGATTCAATTCGCCAAGTGCTCTGTTTTTGGACACTGCTTCTTGAATATATCTATTAACTTCTTTTTGAAGAACAGGATGTGGATATATCCTTCCATTCCTGTTTTCTAAATCTGCTTGGAGAAAAATACCTTCTATGAAGTAGTTTTTTCCAGGTTTATTTTCTTCCTGTAAAATTTCAACTTTTACATTTTCGTAGATTTCTCTTATGAGTTTCATTTTTCGTTATCCTTTGTTCACAGAAAAATCTAAAACTTTTAGAAAATTCTGAGGGCCTCTATTTAACATTCTTTCAAATTTTTCTTTATTTGTACCAACCATATACTGATGTGCGCCTAGTATGGCACTTGCACTGAAGATATCTACTAGCATAGTAGAGCCATTTTGAAACTTAATTTTTGCTCGTTGCTTAGTACGTACAACTTCCCTGAGTTGTTCTATGACATCTAAGTTTTCATTTATTACTTTCATTTTGGTACCAAATAAAAATATTCTACAAATTATTTATCAATTCAAATCTTCTTCTAATAGTATATTTAAATCAAAAAATTCTTTGTCTTCTTTTGGCTCACCTTTGTTGATTCTTTTGTCTCGCTTAACTTCTGCCTTTTCTTCTTTGTTTTTTAAATTTTTAGTCTTTACTTCTGTTGCGCCAGTTTCTGGTGCATCAAAATTGACAGGATCTTTTTGCTTATCCAATTCCAATTCAAATTCTGCACTAGCCATATCAATGTCAGCTCTGTCTTCCGTCTTCTCAAGATATTCATCCTTTTCGGATTTAATCTGTTTATCAATATTTTTCTGCAATTCTTCCGATTGATTCAGTATCACATCTCTTACGTATTGATGTGAAAAATATTTACCAACGTAAGGTTCTATGGATTGCAAAACATTTAATCTGGTTAAAGTTAATTCTTGATCTTTCAGTTCGCCAAAATAATTGTCCTTTGAGTAAATAAAATAAATGTAATTTTTAATTTGCTCCCATTCTTCTGGTGATATGATATTTTTTAATATTAATTGTCTTTGTAATAATTCCATAAAAAGCTGAGAGAATTGTTGTCTCAGTCTTACTATAAATTTATAAAACTTAACCTCATCTCTGGTTATTTCTGTCACTCTGCCAACATTAAAATTATTTTGGCTATCGAGTCTTCCTATAGGAACATTTAGAGACTGATAGAATTTTCTCTGGAAATATTCAATATCTGATATTTCTCCGAGGTTTTGACCTCCAGGCAAAGTGTCAATAGAAGATCCGGTTGAACCATCTTTGACAGCTAACCAAAAATCTTCTTGCATAGAATAGAATTGTCTATCGCTTTGAACTTCACCAGTTTCGTGATTGTATATCATATTATTTCGATATGTGTTCATCATTTGCTGAACGAACTGTACCGCTTTATTATGTGGCATACCAGCGACATCTACCTTAAAAACTCTTCTTTCTGGTGCTCTAGTTATGCGATATATGACCGATGCATCTTCCATCATTTTTAATTGGTTCAAAGGTCTCATGGCTTTGTGTAAATGTGAATATACTATATTAGCATACTTGTCGACTATTCCAGAGTGACAATAGACAACCGAATCTGGTGTGATTCTATAAGTGGCATATAAATCTGGCATATTGAAGTTAAAGAATGGTATGGTGCTAAATTGCATACCACCTCTTAATCCCATTTGATTGAATACAAAAAATTCTTCAACGTTTTTTACTAATTCAACGCCAGTTTCCGAATCCGTTTCTCTCTCTACCTGAGTTATTTTCTTCATTTGTCTAGGATCAACGTATCTCAATTCTTTGATCCCTTCTTTTTCTTTTCCTGGTATCACGAGAGCGTGATAATATAATCTACCATCGACATACCAAGACCTAAAGATTTTATACGCATCTTCTCTGTAATTTAATAGAGATAAACATTCTTGGAATTCGGCTGAGATTTTTTTCTTGATTGATGATGGTATATCAGATTTAAGATTAAAATCTAATTCAACGCCCGGCTCTTTACCTTCTACTGAAATGGCCTCATTTACGATATCGTCTATCGCCGCATCACATTGTGGATGTAAAGACATTTCTCTATATCTTGTGATAAGCTCAGTCTCACTTATGGCAGCATATTGTAGACTGTCTGCCGCTTGTCGCATAAATTGATCGACGACTAAAGAACCGTCTTGTAAGTTTGGATTTACAGGACTTTTCTGTAGCTTTTTCAATTCATCTTCAGTTTTACTTTTCTTTAGTTCAAATCCAAATAGTTTCATTTTAAGTCTCTGATAAATGTAATGTATTGAAGAAAATACTATTGTATTTTATATATCTTTATCTATTTATTGTCTGTTTAAATTGAACAAAAAAAGGGGCCGATGGGCCCCTTTCAATATTTGTTTTAATAATAATTTTATTACCTTACTATAGGTAAAGAAAACGCAGAGTCTGGAATATTTACACCAAGTCCTGGCGAAGCAGACTGAGTAGGTACCCAATAATCGTAAGCAAGAGTTACTGTAAATTCTTGAATTGCTGTTGTGGAATCCCAGTTGACATCAATTGGCGCAACCACTGTAGGAAAACATCCAACCAGTCTATATGCTCTGAGTGCAGAACCATCTTTACCCAATTGAGTAATAATAGCACTAGCCTTATAGTTGCCCAATACACCTCCATCTTGAACCTGGGAAAGGTTTGATTCGAGTCCATTGATTCTATTCGACCACTGGAAGAACAAATCTCTGTATTTGTGGTTTTCGTCATTATATACTGTCATTGTGTAGTCTTCAAATGTTCTGTTTCCATAAACCTTAACGACTCTTCCTTGGTGTGAAACGTTTACAGTTTCTACAGTAACGCCAGGCATTTGTGCCGCTCTACAGAAATATTCAAAATCGTTACCGCCGGCGGCAGCAATTAAAAATGAAGGTACTGTCAACTGTACCTTAAAAAGATTAGATCTGGCTCCACCGCCTATCAATCTATTCTTAAACGCTTCTACGCTAATGGACATTTTCTATCTCCTTTAAAAAGTCAATTTGACTTATTTATAACCATATTTATATGAGTGTGTTCTAAATTGTACCAATTAATATGGTTATATGAGAGGGTTCTAAAACCCCCTCCAGTTTTTATTGTTAGAATTTACCTACAATCTCGTTGAACTCAACTCCTGTTCTTACCGCCACAAAATTCAATTGAATGAAATTGATCGATCTGGCAGGTTTAATATAAATGTCGCCAACGAATTCATTGCGATCAATTACTTCAGGAGTATTATTTCTTGAATCGGCGACCACATAGAAATCGTAAATACCTCTTCTGCTCTTAACCAACTGAAGATATGGTTCAATCAAAGACTTGAATTGGCTTCTTGTAAATTCATCGTTAAACTCAAACAGTGAGAATCTAGCAGCACGAGCAATACTCTTTTCCAGTACAATGAACAATCTTCTGACATTAATTCTGTCAAATGCACTTGGTTTAGCCAACAAAGTTTTATCACCGAACAGAACAGTACCTTGACCAGGGAAAGACACGACAGGATTCACACCAGCTTGATACAAATCATCTCTATCTGCTTGGTTAGGATTGTATGCCAATTTGACTACATTCTTTATATTACCTCTGTTGAATCCAGCAGGAGAATACCAAGGATCTCTTTCGGTATCAGTTCTTACCATTAATCCTGCTATATCACCATTTAGTGGCAACCATCTATATGCATCATTGTATTTGTCATATTGATATTTCCAACCAGAATCTAATACTGCATATGAACTAGAAGGTAAATTGTTTCTAAATGTCACAATATCTTCTGCTTCTTGCTTTGAGTTTGCAACAACATCATCTCTTTCTGGCGAAAGAACAACTAGACAATCTTTTCTGAACTCTGCTATATTGTTAATCAAATATGTTGCAAGTGTTGCATCTGCATCACCGCCGAGTACAAATGAAATGTCAATTCTTTCTGGATCTTTAAAGAGATCAAATCCTGAAATTTTATTAGAATTATTAGCACTAGATCCGTCAGAACCACCAGACAAACTAAATGTGCTAGGTTTGTCTATGCTATCAAAGACTGTACCCGAAGCAGTCGAACCCCAGTTTATTCCAGCAGGAAGATGATCTGTCCACCAAACATATCTGGAAGAACGATTCAACACATCCACATAATAATTACTGGAACCATCTTCCGATTTCGCATCCGATGCAAGTGAAAGTAATGCAAATCTTTCCAAAACTGAACCGGCTTGTCCACTGAAGAGCCCGTCTTCGTCAACAACCACTATATTAACCTGATCTCCTTCACCACCTCTTCCAGCAACAAAATCCGATGTTCCTGGTACAAACCTAACAACATCCGCAAATTCCCAAGAAAATTGTAGTTGAGAACCAGAGACTGGTGTATACTGTAAGCCAACTGCAAATGACGAATTGATTTCAAATGAAGATGCAGACACGGAAACTACAACTCTTTCTTGTCCAACATTAGCAGCAGTATCGTCTAATAGTATTTTAATCTTACTACCAACTTCTAAATGATCTGTTAAATCAACCGAACCAACTACAGAAACCAAAACCCCACCACCTGCGGACGAGAATCGTAAAGCGGCAGGTGTCTGAAACTTATATGCATTTGCTGAAGGACATATGGAAACTTTAAGACTATTTCCCTTTTCGCCTGCATACTTAGCGGCAAAAGGTCCAACGGTCGCCGAACCATCCGCAAAATCTACTAGATATGAATCTTCATTTTTTATTAGAGCACCAGAACCATCTGCGGTTGCATTAGCCGCACCGGAACCAACAACTCTAACTAATCTTAGCTTATTTCCATAAGCTAGAAAGTTCGCACAAGTAAAAAAACTAACAAAATTGTCATTCGTTGGTTTGCCAAATTGTTCGACTAGACCGAGTTCATCCTCTACTAACTGAATATCCTCTACTGGTCCCCACGAAAAAGAACCAGCAAAAGCACCCTCTGTTGTAGATGCAGATGGTACTACTGTCGTTAAATCTATTTCACTGACATTTACGCCAGGGCTGACTTGAAATCCCATTTGTATCTCCTGTATTCAAAAAAGATAATTGAAAAATAATTTCTATAGAGATATTTATATTTTTCTTTCTTTACAGAAGTGTTTTAAAATTTCCACTTTTTGTTATTGAAATTGTTTTGCCAATTATTTAAATCTCTAGAAGCATCGTTATGTCCTACAATTTGCCATCTTGTTCCTATGTCATCGACATAAAAATTATCATCTTCTGGTCTATAAAGTATAGGAAATGGAATCAATTCATCTTCATTTTCTTTTATTGCTTGTTGTCTTGCATTACTTTTAGTTAGTTGCATAAACAATGTATCGGATGTCATCCAAGCAAACATAACAAGACACATTACCAAATCATCAAATCTCCCTGGTTCTGCCGCATATCCATTTTTTGCATTACCACTGGCAACAAATGTTGTAAACTCACTTAGAGTTTCAAAATCGTGTATTTTTAATTTATCTTGTTCTATAAGTAGTTTTAGGTTTGAGCATCCTAATTTTTTGGTGTGTGGTGTGCTCTTCAATCCTAGTCTTGGTCTATTTTTGCCTGGCCCAAGTGTTAAATTTTGTCCACCTCTTCCTTTATCGCAAGTGCAAAGAAGATTTTCATATTCCAAATCATTCCATATAATATGAGGTATTTTATCTCCTGTATTTACTTCAACTAGAATATAAGCATCATTATAATATTTTGCCACATTGACCACAGAAGTTGGTACCATTATATCTGCTATTTTATTTGAACGATATCTAGCCACTTGCTCATAATTTCCATCAGTACCATCTATGACTTGATATGCTGTGTAGTTTTGTCCCACACCCTCAGATACGTCAACAATTATAAAATAAACGTGATCCTTTTCTGGTGTCTTGAAAATGTTTACACCATTCTGTACTACTTTTGGTTCTTGCCATTTTATGGTTTTGATTTTTGCTGGCGATATCAAAGTGTTTGAAGAACCTAAAAAGTCTCCACCAAATTCTTGGATGAATTTTTCTTCACCCATATTTGCAATTTGACTTTCATACCAATCTTGATCTCTGCCAGGAACTTGAGACCAATGCGCTTCTACGGGTATGAATTGATTATTTCCCGAAACTGCATCGGTCCAATATCTATAAAAATGATTCATACCGTTTGGTGTAGAAATCATAAACAACTTTGTCGTTTTACCGGAAGATATTACAGGAAATACGGAAGCAAAAAAGTCTTCTGCAATACTTTCATCTACGAATGCAAACTCTTCTAGTAGAACCATATTGTACGTTCCACCTCGACCAGAAGAACTTGAAGTTGGTACTGCTTTTACCAAAGAATTGTTTTCTAGAAGAATTGAATGTTTATTCCATTCACCAACGCCTTGCTGCATCCATCTAGGTAATTGTTCGTATGCAAATCTAACTTTGCCAAGAATTTCTATAGCGGTGTCACTTTTATTTGCTAGAATCAAAACTTTGTAATTTTCTTTGAAAAGAATCGACCACAAAACATATGCACAAGTGATGGTACTCTTACCAATCTGACGGCTGCACTTAACTATAGCAAATCGGTTTTCATTGTATACTTTTATGATGTCCTTTTGGAAATCATAAAGTTTCATATATTTTTCTGGTTCGTCTTCATCCAGAGTTACTATTTTAATATAATTTTCAATAAAATATAAAGGGTCTTGAGAACACTTTACGTATTCTTCCACCTGTTCTGTCGTGAACTCGATTGAAATATTGGTCGCTTTGAGGTTTGGATTACCTTTGTATACTGTTTTTCTTTGTGACATAATATTATTGTGATTTTAATTGTTTCAGTAATTTATGTAGCTCCGTTGTGCTTCCTACAAAGACATTATTATTTACCGTTTGTGCCTGCGCCTGTTCCGGTTCCTTCATCGTTTCTATCTCTCTCTTATCTTTGTGTGCCTCTATTAGTTGTTTATTTCCTTCTAATATGGTTTTTATCATCAAAGACAAAACTTCGTATGCTCTTGGATGCTGAGAACTTCTAGCCAATTCCAAAAGATCCGTAATAGCTTCTTGACCTGCTTCTATAGCGGTCATCATATGACCACGAAGATATTCAAAATCATTTAACATTAATTTTTTAGAGTCATCACTGTTTGTATTTACTGCCTTTGCTATATCTTTTCTGACAGAATCATATTCAACAATTTGCTCCTTTTCCGTGAGGCTTTTTATTTCTTCCGTTTTTTCTTTTGACATAAAAAAGTTTTTATCCTTCGGCGATACGCCTGATTTATAATTCATATTTAACTCCTTCAATCATCTATATCAACGTCCGTTCCTGTTACTGGGTCGTATCGTTTGCCATCATTAAACTCAAAGCTCGATTCGGTATAACCATAATCATCATTTGGTCCAGCAGAGTTTGGATCTGGCGTGAGTATGTGTCTTTGTATTCTAGGAATCTTTTTCAAATTTTCACTAGAAGGATCTACTTCTCCGAAATTATTTTCAGGTAATTTTGTATGAGTATTGACAATAACTTCTCGTATAATTCCTTGTTGTGATATAGGTCCATAAAAATTCATTTTCACATTGAAAGATAAGGTCCAAGTTATATCTCTCTTCGCATCTAAATCTTCTGTCCACTGATCTTCAAAGGAAACATCAGACAAATCTATATGCATATCATCTCTAAAACTCATCTCAGGGATTGGCAAATATTGTACTGTTAAACCTGGAGTAAAATAAGGTAGTATTTGTTCTACAATTTGATTGCATTCATCTGCAAACTTTGACAGTATGTATAGATCGATTTTAATATTATATGGAACTGTGGTAAATTGTTTTAATAGAGTTTGATTGTCTTTTACCTTTGTGTATTTTTCTATCTTAGAAAGTTTTCTTGTAGTGTCATAAACCATTGAAGTCATTTGAAACGACATTCTAGGTTGAATTGAATCTACAGTGTTTGGTTCAACCATATTGTTTTGTTCTTGTCTATAGACCCAACTTTCTTTTGGTCCATAAACTATAGGAACTTTAAATCTCTCAACTTCATTTCCAGAAGTATCAATTTTTTTTACAGTTATATTACTGAATAGTGTACCAAAAACGGTAACAGCTTTTCTAAAAGATTTGTGATAGAACCATTCATTATTAAACATTTTTTTGTTCCTTTATTAGCTCTTCAAAAACCCAAAAATATCCGATTCGGAAAAGTCCAAATATCCTTGAGATTCATCAACAAATCCTCTATTATTTGAGAGATCAAAATCATTATCTGCCAATTGATCCGGAGTACCATCCAATGTTTTTGTAGTTCCACTAGTTGCACCGGTGATAATACCATTAGCGGTATAAAATACTCCTTTTATATTAATCAATTTTAATTCGTTTTTAGTATAATCCCAGAGTGCAACTTCACCGCTGGCGGTTGAGTCTGCTAAACTAGTTCCTTGAAAAACAATTTCATTATCTAAAAAATTACCAACACTGTTAGTAACTTTTAATAATAAAGTTCTAGAATAATCAGTTTCAATCTGATCAATTTCAGCAATTCCAGTATCGAATTGTTCTTGCCCAAATTCAAATTTAGTAACTTCTAGTTCATAAATTGGCAAATCACCTAATTGAAACCATCTTTCAAATTTGTTTACAAATTTTATTTCCCATAATGAATTTGTAGGAGGATCGAAAATTAAATCACCCTCTTTAGGAGTATCTAATTCATAATTAGTCGCTTGATCGAATCTAGTTTTTGAAACTACTAAAGTTATTCTATGTTCTAATTGTAAACCAAACTTTGATATGTGCTCCTGTGCACCTTCAAATGCTTGACTCTTATAATACATTTCCAAATCATAGTAGTCATCAAATTTAGATAAGATGTCTTCACCATAGATTAAATCTAATTTTTGTGTGGTTCTTGGTAGATAAAGTAAATCTACGCCGTGTATCTGTATGACCTCTTTAATAAGATCGTCTACTAAATTTTGTTCTGACCGAACCCTAAATTGTCTGAAATATGGATTACTTGGCATATATTATCCCATCCAAATATAACCCATAGACGTTTGAAATTCTTTTTGAAGTCTAACTTCTAACTTTTCCATTTCGGCAACTGCTTCGTCGTATATTTTTTGACCATTGAGTGTAACACCTCCCATAAGAGCAACACCATCATACTTTTTCAAATTGTTTCCCCATTGCATCTTGAACAATAGATAAGCATATTCTCTAACAAAATAATTGGAGTATACTTTAGGATATTCAGAAGGATTTAATGCTTTCCAGGCTTTAACCACCACAGTATCGTCAATCTTTATTTGTTTGCCCCAATCTGTATTGACATTTAATTTTCCAGTAATTTGATTAAAATCAAATCTTGGTTGTGCATTTAATTCAAAATCCAACAAAGATAAATGTCTACGAAACATATCGTATGATATAATATCTGTACTGATAAGATGTGGTAAATTATTCAGATAGAATTGATATTTTACGTTCCACATTCCGGCGCCAGGATATCCTGTATCTAATTTCAGCAAGTGTGAAATTGCTATTATATCATCACCTAAAGGTAGATAATGATTATCAACATCTCCAGGTACAAAAGGATTAGTTGGTGCCAATACGGCAACGCTATTACTCGATTCGCCTTTTATGGTTTCTCCTGGTAAGAATTGTATAAAATTGGCATATTGACTATCTTTTTTTGTATCGTAAACTCTCATTGAGAGGTTATCGGCAGCCTTATCGAAAAATTTAGTTTGTGCTCCACTTGTCAATCCTATTATTTTTTCATCAGATTGAAATTCTGCGGTTACTGCCGATGCAAAATTTATTTTACTGCCACTTATTTTATGTTGTAGATAGATGTCTTGTACGCCATCAAAGTGGTACTGCTTGAAATAATCTAATGCTTCTGATAATCTATCTTCACATTGCTCTGGTGATATGTTAATATCTATGACAGGTGCACCAAGTTTGGTCAAAACCCAATCTTTTAATTGTCTTCTTGTAGTAGGTAAAGCCATTTTAGATTTGCCTTTTTGATTTATTATCAGTGAGTTTGACAATACTAGTTATTATTTATTCACATTTAAATTGTCTATAAATAATTAAACAGAATTGAATATTTCGGAGAACTAATATGAGACTTCTTTTTTTAAAATTTTTAAATTTGGTTGAACGTCTTCTTAGAAAATATGTAGGCGAAGAAGAGGTAAAAAGTGACAAAGTAGTATCGAACGATGTCAAACCAGTAGTTGAACCGAAACCTGTGAAAGTGGAAGAAAGTTTAGATGATCCTGAAGCAACCGATGTCAACGGACCAGGAGTAACACATTGTCTTTGGAAACCAGTATCCGACACTTCACCAGAATTAGTTATTGCGGTTGCTGCCGATACCATTAGGAGAGAACATCTAGTATTAGAATTGCGTGATAGTAGTGATAAAATAATAAAACTAAAAACTAATAGAAGCTACAGTGATCATAGAGGAAATCAATTACCGGATCACAAATTGGGTAGATTTAATTTTAAGCCTGGATTTAAAATAGAAAATTTAAAAAGTAGAGAACCAATAACTGTTAAATTTTTCATTCAAATAGGAAAAAAGAAACACGAATGTAAAGTTGGCGGTAAAGATTCGTTTGTCATCAAAGATGTGGCAAAACGTTGGGTCTGTACCGCCGGTCGTGTTAGATTAGATCCTAAGAAGTAAATTGTTTATTACTTTTCCTCCAATTTCGATTCAAGTAGTTGTACTTTAACCGAAAGTTCTTGGACTGCTTTAATTAGCGGAGCGATAAACTGATCATATCTTAATCCTTGTTCGGAATCCGGATTTTCTTTATCGCCAAGTATCCAACCACCAAAGTCAACTCCTGCCGCATCGGCGGCAACCTTGACTTCTTGTGCGATCAATCCCCAATGCGTCCTTTCGCCAGGTTTAGGAACAATTGTTACCTTAGAAGAACCATCTTCCTCTATTATATCATTTCCATCTTCATCTTTTACCTTTTCCACTATATTTTCACCAACATTCCATTTATAGGAAACTGGTCTTAAAGATTTAATAAATTCAAGACCTAAAACTGAATTGGTTATAAGATGTTTTTGTCTAGCATCGGAGGTCTGTATTGTTCCATTAACTGCATAGACGGCAACCCAACGATTGCTAATGCCGCCTAGAGAAAGTGAGTTGTCAGTATTAGGTGCAAGTTGTGGTGTATTGTTTAATGCTATTCTGTTTACATTAGCGGTTCTAAGTTGAATCTGAGACGAATCGGTCGTAGAGATGCGAAGATCTCCTGTACCTCGATGTAAAATTTCCGAAATACCATTTGCAGTGGAATTTCTGATTATCCTCAATCCATAATCCGTATAAGTGGCATCTCCAACTAGATCTATATACGAACCGCCGTCACCTGTTCGTCCATTACCAATTTGAAGATAGCAGGACTGTGTGCTCGTATTGGTATCTCCTATGTTAAGACCAGGTCCTGCATGTTTTAATGACAAGACTCCGGTGTCATCTAGTATCATTTTTGTTGCCCCATCAACATCAAACGCCACATAAGAACCAGTGCCAGCATTTGCAGGATCTGCTTGAATGTGAATCGAACCCGTAGCGGCTGTATTTCCACTGACCATTGAGAAAATACTAGCACTAGCACCATCGCTATCTTCAAGTCTTATTCTAGGTGCAGAATTCTTTATATGTAGATTCTCGGAAGGACTCGTAGTTCCTATACCAACATTACCGCTTGAGTTTATTCTGAATCTTTCTACACGAGTTGTAGAAGCACTAGGTGTGGTCGAAATTGCAAAAAATGTAGGATGACTAGTGGAGGTTGGCGTCGATTCTACGCCAATATTAATAGAAGCAGTATTTATAAATGTCGTTCCATCGCTAGTTGTGCCTGCCACTATGTTTACAGGATTTGTTGAAGTTGTCGTTGCGGATGGAATTGCTTCCGTACCACCAGTCGCTTGCAGACCAAGGCTACAAGATCCTCCATAACTTCTTCCGAGTAGAACAGTATTGATCGTTTCGCCTGATCGTGTTACTATGGTTTGTGCAACATTCGATACAGTATTTGAAGTATTTAAACAAGCGGTACCATCAGAATTTATGCGGAATCTTTCGGTATTATTAGTTCTTAAACTAATTGCACACGCATCCTGTCCAAGTAATGCTAAATCTCCTGTGCCTCGATGTTGTATATAACTGCTACCGCTTGCTCCTCCATCTCTTGATAATCTCATTCCAAAATCGGTGTAAGTGGTATCACCTATGAAATCAATATAACTTTGTCCACTACCTGTTCTGCCATTTCCAATTTGTATTAAACAAGCCTCTGTACTTGTGTTCGTATTTCCAACGTATAATTGTGCTCCTGCACCAGTCAGGTTAAGGGTTCCTGCAAATGTTGCCGCACCTGCATTGCTAATATTCCAATTGTTTGAGTTGGTCTGTGAAATCGAATATACATTAATTATTGATTGATCGCCAATGTTCAGTCCCGTACCAAAAACCACTTGATTGCTTGAGTTTAGTCCTATCAAATTTATATTACCAGTATTTGCAGCATTTCTTGCGGTAATATATTGACTATTAGGAATTCTTAAATAACCCGACGATGCCGGAGTCGGACCTAATGCAAGTCCACCGCCAATAGTTACTGAACCGTCCGAAGATGATATTGTTAATCTATCCGTGCCTCCGGTCCTCAATGCTAAATCTTGTCCAGATGCGGTTGTTAAATTTTTAACTGTTAATGTAGCCATTTTTATTTTTACCTATTTAAAATTTAATTTCCTATTAACTTATAAGAGCATAATTTACAAAGGCTCTCCAATTCACAGTCTGTGAGGCCGCACCAGTCACTCGGATTCTAACATCATTTGTGGAAACATCTACGGTAAAATCATATCCAGAGCTTCCATAGGATTCAATCTCTTTGATTGTTCCTCCAAAATCTGCCGCTAAGGTTGCTGCACCGGCATTATTTCTATAAACCAAAAATCTTAATTTTCCGCCTACGCCCATAGCAGTTGTACTACTTCTCCTACCAACAACGTCAACATCAAATGAATATGTTGTATTATCTGCAAGAGTAAGTGTATACAAATTAGTTTGTGTTGCATCTGTAGTCGTTACACTTGCAGACGTTCGTACAGTACCAGTAGGATCACTAGAACCAGAAGCCGCTTTCCATATTGCATTTCCGGTCGAAGTATCTTTTGTTAATACGTGTTCATTGGTGGCGGAAGACACAGCGGTCAGTGCATTAATAGCAGCCTGTGCAGTTGTTTGTCCTGTACCACCGTTTGCTACTGGTAGAGTTCCTGTGACACCGCTTGATAACGGTAGACCTGTACAGTTTGTTAATGTACCAGAAGTTGGTGTACCAAGTAATGGAGTCACTAAGGTTGGTGAAGTTGCGAATACTAAAGAACCAGATCCCGTCTCATCAGTGATTGCCGATGCAAGGTTTGCGCTTGTATCACTAATTCCGTAACCGCTAAATGTTGTAGGTTTAGAAGCTATATTTGCAAAGGTATATCCAGTACAGTTTGTTAATGTTCCGCTTGCCGGAGTACCCAAAGCCGGCGTGGTTAATGTTGGACTTGTTAATGTTTTATTGGTAAGTGTTTGTGTTCCGGATAGAGTTACAACCGTTGAATCGATTGAAAAGGCCGAACCACTCAAAGACAATCCTGTTCCAGCAGTGTACGTTCCTGCACCAGAGAATTGTGCAAATGTTATTGCGGTCGTGCCGACAGTAACAGTTGCATTGTTTGTACATACCCATCCGGTATCAGCATTTACAGTTCCTTCTTCAACGAAGACAAAAGCAGATGGAAATTCTGCGGCCGCATCCATATCAACCGCACGAGTTGGTGCACCTGATGCATTGACCGTATAGATTCCGTTTTCAGAACCCGTATTCTGATTTTTTATCAAAATTCTGTCACCAGTTGCAAGCGTTACGCCATCAACAATACTTGCATTGGCGAATGAAGATGCAAGCGTTCCGCTGGTGGTGGTTGCTACTCGTACTGATGTCTTAACATCAAGACCCTGTGCAACGTTATCTACATATTGTTTTGTGGCTGCTTGTAATCCGGACGTTGGATCGGCAGCAAGCGTCACAGTACCCGTAAAGGTTGGATTGTTTATAGGTGCCCTTGATGTATCCGTCGGGTGTACGTGATCGGCCCTTGCTGTGGTAGTTGATGTTCCGACCGCTGCCGATCCATTCATAATAGGCGTTGTGGAACTTAATCCGGTTATGCTATTGAAAGATGTTCCGGTTGCAACACCTATGTTTGGCGTTACTAAAGT